GCAAAACCATTGAAGCCGTTGTTATTTGCAGGTCTAATCGTAGATGGCGGCATTATAGCTTACGATAGTAACATAGTAAGTGGCGGTGTAGGAGTTAGGGTACTAGGAATAGGTCCAAATACACAATACCGTCAAGACCAAGTAACGGTGGCACTCAGAGTAGTTAGCGTGAATACCGGGGAAGTATTAGTGACAGTAAGTACCACTAAGACAATATTAAGTGTAGCAACTAGCGTTGGTGCATTTATGTTCTATGACATGGGTACAAAAAGTTTCGAAGCAGAAACCGGTAGTGCGGCAAACGAGCCTGTTAGTTTTGCTGTAAGAGCCGCCATTGAGCAAACAGTAGTTGAGATGATTAAACAAGGTGCGGCAAATGGGGTTTGGGATTTTAAACCAAACCCGCCGGCAAAGTGGTAGATTACCTGGTACCTAGTTCAGCTTCAGTGACTCTCTTACGTAGCCCGGTACTGCTAAAGCTGTGATCTCGCTTATTATATACAATGTCGATGTTTCTGTCGATGCAAATCTGTTTTCCTGAAAACTCTTTATCGTAATATTCAACACCTAGAATACGCACGTCGATAGGCAACGTCAGTAGTATATCCTCAAGGTCTTTTTCAGTATTGTAAACAACAATTTCGTCAACTGCCCGTTGACTACTTAACATAATTTGTCTCTCTACAATGCTTTGCACAGGTGTGTTTTTCGTCGGGCGATCTATACTGGCATCGTTTTGCAATCCAACAATAAGATAGTCGCAATGATTTTTTGCTTCACTTAACATCGCTACGTGTCCTGCATGTAGCAAATCGAACTGGCTAAAGGTAATGCCAATTACCTTCTCGGCTTCTTTAAGTTCTTTAATTCGACTAAAAATCATGAGTCGGGTTCAATTTTAACTTGTAATGGGAATCCGTGATTACGAGCAAGCATTGTTACTTCAACACCTTTTTGCTCTGCCATCTCGTGCGGCAATACTGCAACTACTGCTAACCCGTCGGTATGGATCTTGTCAGTTACTACTTCGGCTGGCTGTTGGTCGTAGTCAAATATTGCTTTTAATGCTTCAATTACAAACTCACGTGTCGTGACATCATCATTGATAAAAATAATTCGAAATTTATTAGGTTCGCGGAGGTTTTCTCTTACTCGTACACTGCGCTTAACGTCTTGATCTGATACCGACATGGTTGATTATATACCTTTGTAATTTTAGTAGAAGTAGTGCAGATATGCTCTGCACTACTAGTTTTAGCACTTACTCTTGGAAAGTAATTGCAATTTTTTTAGGTTGTTTCTCTTCAGGAACAATACGCTCAAGCTGAATATACAGCATGCCGTTTTTCATCCGAGCACCGTTAACTACAACATCGTCTGCTAGTGTGAAGCTACGCTTAAATTTGCGTACTGCAACACCGCGATGAATTAGTTCACCCTGTTCCTCAACCTCTGTTGGATCATGAGAAATAGTTAGCACTCCGCTACTTGTTTCTATTTCGAGATCTTCTTGAGCAACCCCGGCTAACGCCATTTCAATTTGAAATGTGTTCTCGTGTTTACGAATGTTATACGGAGGGAACCCTGCATTCTGTGTATGTGCTGCCGGTCCGGCATGTCTGAACATAGTGTCAAGCAAGCGATCAAAGCCTACAGAGTGTGGGGTTAGTTTACTTACGTCAATGGTTGTTAGTCTATTCATAATAATCTCCTTTAATTAAGCAAGACTGATTGTTGTAAGTCCACGGAATTGTGCAACTTACATTTATATTGTAACAAATTACTTGACTCTTGTCAAGGTCTGCTACAAATTTATTTATTCATCTCCGATTAATGCTTCCAACATTTTATAGTGTTCGTAAGCCTCTCGGAGTGCCGCATACTTTTCTAACTTTGCTGGATCGGGAGTTAAGATAGCAAGACGTTGTTCAATGCCTTCTAGCGTTTTAACTAGGCTCTTACCTTTAATAGTAACATCGCCTTCGAAGTCTGCATTTCCTGTAACATACAGATCCGCCGTGTGAGTCCCTGCCGCAGTGAATGAATACTGAGGTTGTGTTGTTACAGGAATAGTTGACGCCATATTTGCCAAGTTGATATCCACCGAATCTAATGTAATTGTATAGATATCGTTATCTATTATGGTATTATTCTGCATTATTGGTCTCCTTTATAAACTCAGGGTCGATGCCATTGATAATAGTGTCTGCGGTTATAACTATTTCTGTAACACCATCTGCTTTTAATGTCTTAAGATTGAACATATAGGGAACCAGTATACGCTCTATAACGCCTTTAAGTCCCCGGGCACCAAGTTTGTCTTTTAACGCTTGGTCTACAATTGCATCGATTGCGCCAGTGTTAAATGTTAACTTAACCTTATCAACCCGGAAATAAAATGCCATCTGGTCAACAATGTTATTTTTTGGTTCGGTTAATATTCGGCTAAAGTCGTCTCTTGACAAAGCATCAATTTCTACTGCAACTGGAAATCGCCCAACGAATTCTGGTATTAACCCAAAGTCTATAAAATCCTTAGGCGACGCATCTTTACTTAGAACCTCGGTCTTTTCCGCAGTAGCAAACCCAATGGTCTTCCCAGTTCTATTTTTACTAATGATTTTATCTAGTCCAGCAAATGCACCTCCAGCAATGAACAATATATTTCTAGTGTCCATTTCGATTTCGTCTTTGTGTGCAGCCTCACCGTATAGTACTTTGCATGTTGTGCCTTCAACCATTTTCAACAATGCTTGCTGTACACCTTCTCCTGAAATGTCGCGGGCTACACCGCCGGTGTTGTCGCTACGTTTTGCAATTTTATCTACTTCATCGATGAAAATAATACCATTCTCCGCTGCGTCAATATCGCCGTCGGCGGCTAAAATTAAACGCTCAAGTATAGCACTAGCATCGTCGCCTACATACCCTGCCTCAGTTAACGTAGTGGCATCTATAATAACAAACGGCACATCTAAGAATCGGGCAATGGTCTTGGCTAACATAGTTTTGCCTGACCCAGTTGGTCCAAACATTAAAACATTACTCTTGTCCACTTCAACTTTGGGGTCGGCATGGTACAAACGCTTGTAATGGTTTACTACTGCAACGCTTAGATAGCGTTTAGCAACTTCTTGCCCTACTACGTAGTCGTCTAGAAACTCTTTTATCTTAACAGGGTTAAGAGAATTTTTAATGCTTTTCTTTTTCCCCGACAGGCTATGCTTTTCTGTAGTAAGGATATTGCCGCACAGTTCAATACATTCGTTGCAAATAGCGGCATCGTTACTAACAATTAGCTTTCCAACTTCTTCTTTTGTCTTCTCGCAAAAATTACATATCAAAGAACGGTTTGATGTTTGTTGTGACATATTTGATAAAAAATTCCGTTGGTTGGGTTAGGTATCTATCGTTTTTAAAGAAACGTTTTGGCCCATAGTGCATTGCCTTAGGATGTTGTACTAACTTATCCTTGGCTGGGCTAATTGAATTAGGACTTGTGTTAATTAACACTGTGTCAGACTTGTTAAATGCTGTTTCTAACCAATCTAACAAGTTGTATTGTTCTAAGTAAATGTAGACATTAAAATCAGTGCCTACATTTTTACATAACAATGCTATATTGCTAACATCATCCTCAGTTGGGTCAATTAGCAGTACAGTGTAATTGTCAATTGAATCTAAAAAGTCCGGCGGTGTTATAAAATTACTGTACATTTTTTAACAAGTACGCTTCAATTTGATCTTGTTCAGTTTCGTTAAGGTCATCTAGTTCATATTCTCCGCTTTTAAGTTTCCCAATTATGTGCTCTATATACTTAACATCGTATGCATAGTGGGAAGTATTTTCTTTCGACACTTCAATCCATTTATCGCCGTTCCATTTAAACAGGCGACTTGGCAAGTAATCTGTACGTAAGAATATTTCCCCTTTTTGTACATTAACCGTCGGAAACACGCTACCAAATCCGCTATTAGTGGTGTTGTTATCTGCTTCGGCATGGAACAGCGGAGTTGTTTGTAGTATTTTACCCGGTGGAGCCTTTGGTAAATTGTAGTTGCGTACTGCTGTAACAAGAGGATTTTCAACTACTTCAGGTTCAACTACTTCAGGTTCAACTACTTCAGGTTCAACTACTTTAATTGTATCTTCGTCTGGGTACGCAAACCCTTTAATCTTAAACTCATGTGGTGCAGGGTCTACTTTAGTTTGCAGATCCTTTTCGCTGGCGGAATCTGCGGCGCCTTCACTAAAAGATGGTTTAGTATCATCCTCTTTGGTATTATCACTGGCATCGGGTGCTGTGTTAACAGGAGTTACTATTACCCCGGCGGCAGCCGATACTATAGGTCCAGTAGGCGTCCAATTATCGGGCATAGTGAACCCTTGTGACAAGTAAGGATGTGTATCCAGGGTATGCGGTTGATACATCCATCCTGGCTGAGTCGGATCGTCTTTTGTTTCTGGGGGTTCTTTGGTAAACACTTCGAGATCGTCATTACCTTTCTGTTCATCTTCCTGACCTAGTATTTCTTCGTTGCGTTTGTCCTCTGCATTTTTACGTGCCCAGGATAGTTGCTGTGCGCCTGCTAGAATTAAGATAATTGCAAGCGGATCAAATACACAAACTAACAAAATAATAACCCAACGAACTGCATTTTCTAGTGTATTACTGTCGGTGTTGTTGTCACCGTAGATCAGTGCCGCAATATATTTAATTGGGCCAACTTCTGCTTCTAGTTTACGGTACTCACCTTCAAGTGTGTATTTTTCCTGTGTTAACTTTTCAATCTCGGTGTTTGCATTTTTAATACGTGCATTCTGCTCATCTACTTGAGCATCGATATTAGTAGCAGTACTTGCTTTGCCAACTTGTGTACGCAAACGATTGATCAATTTGTTTGACTCTGCTACTTCGCGTTCAGCACTTAGACGCAGACGTTTGATCTCTGCGCCAGCGGCGCGGGCTTGCGGATTGTTTGTTGCTTGTTCTATTTTTGTTAGTAATGCTTTGCGCTCTTCTTGTTTGGCAGTTTGCCAATCGCCAATTTTTTCAGCAGTCTTTTTACCAAATACACCGTCTGCACTGGCACCAATCATTTGCTGTGCTTTTTTAGTGTCACCGCTGTCGATATAACCTTGTAGTGTTTTTAAACCAGCGTCAATTCTATCAAGTTCATCTTGGTATAGTTTTGCCTGCGAACCAATAATTTTATTCTGCTCATCAATAGCAGGTTGTATACGAGCATACGCATTGTCAATGCGTTGTTGTTCTTTGTCAATTTGAGCCTGGACATTTGCATCATTACCAGTTCCGCTGGTTTCTAGTTTTTTAATTTGCTCCTCGGCACGGGCAACTACACTAGTGTATCGCTCAATTTCAGCAGTAAGGCGGGACACTTGGGCAACACTTTCCTGGCTTGCTACTGTTTGACCTGTGTGGGCCTTAGATAAGAAACCAAAAATGCCCATGCTAGTAATAATCATTAAGACTATAGTTGCACTAGTTAGATAGGTCTTCATCCAAAATGCGGCACGGTTCCAGTTGTTGTGCAACCACACCGCGGTAACAACCTTACCGATTTCTAAACTGGTACCCATGACTACCACTGGTATAAAGGCTGCAGCAAAAATTGCAGTCAGACCAATGATACTGTAATATGCGGCAATTACGCTAATTGCAATAGCAGTTGCCAGTGTTAAATAACCGAAAAGCATGATTCTTATCCTGTCGTTAATGGAGCATAGTTGGTTCGGTGAAACCATTGATGCCGAAGATATTAAAAACCTCTAATACCGATTCAGGAACTTCGTTGTTTTCGTCGGTTCCCGGAATGAACACACACTTTAGTTTACCCTCGCTAGTGACTACAAATATGTAATCACTCGGATCTGCTTCAGTTGCTAAGAAATCATCTATGGTCATAGCTTCTTCGCTATCGTCGTGTGTACTCAAATTCTTGCTCCTGTTTGTTTAATATTTATCGGTTTTTTGCTCTTGTTTTCTATTATACTAAATAGTAGCATGTTAGTCAATGAAATAACTTTATCTCAACCATTTAATATTGCCAAACTTGCAAACTTGTTAGTAGGTACGCAATCCAAACGAAAAATTGCTACTATTGTAAGAGATACTGTTGCATCTATGTTAGATGACGATATCGAAATTAGCATAGACACTAGCCCTAATGTTGAGCCTAGCGAGATGGTTATTAATGCATACTACGATCCAGAAGCCGACGAAGACGCCGATCCGGCTATTGAAATTGTGTTAGTTTTTAATCCAACTGACAAAGTTATTAATTGGTCTAAAAGTGGTGCGACAACGTTTGTTAACGAACTAAGTGATGCATTAAAGCACGAACTACTGCATGCTACTCAATATCGTAACCGAAACTTCGTCGCCGGCAATAAAGGATATGACCGTCGTAATGACGAATACGAGTATATGAGTCGTCCAGACGAAATTGAAGCCTATGCAATGAACATTGCAGATGAATTAGTTAGAAAAGTTGATGTCGACGGTGCATTAGAGTTATTACGCATGGCCAAAAAAACAGCCCAGTTCAAAGATGAAATGGGCAAGTACTTAAGTCCTAACTTAATGGCTTACTTTACAATGTTTAATTGGGACGCTACTCACCCTATACTTAAACGTCTGTTAAAAAAGATCTATCAATATATTTCCCGATAAGGATTTGTATTCGTCCCAGCAACTACTCCTAGGCTCTTAACACGATTGATTGCATCTCTTCTGCTATCAATTATATGTTGCTTAATGTCATCGTTTGCATTAGTTCGATTTATAATAGCTTCGTACTTTGCATGTATTGATTTTAGATCCACTATCGCTTGATCTAACTCTGCTGATGCACGTTCTTTTCTGAGTCCGTCGACATCAGCAACGCCAATTGGGCGGATACCTTGGCGTGTTTGTGCATAGTGGACTCTACCTTCTTGTATAGCTGACTTTAATGCTTCGCCGGAACGAGTAGAACTTGCTAGTCCTAAGAAAAATTCACGAAAACCCAACCCCGAGTGGTCAACTCCGTAAGTGTGTAGATTATTGATAGTAGCAGAAAGAGAAATATCACTGTCGTCTTCTAATCCACTGGTTGCAAAATTAATGAATGTTCCACTGGTATGCAACGAATATAACTCTACGGTTGTCTGATATTGTGCTAATAGTTTTGTATATGCTTTGTCTGCTTGTTCAACCCAGTACATAATATTAGGATCAGCAACCATCATTGTAAAAACAGCGAGAATTTCCCAATCCACTGGGCTTTGGACGTATTGCGATATCCTAAACCATACTTGGTTCGGACTGCTTATGCATGCAGATCTTAAATTTTCTAAAGTGTGGACCAGTTGTTTAAATTCGCCTTGGCCAGTTAACCACCAAAAGAAATCTGTTAGTGTTGGGTTATTATGCAAGCCGGTACCTGTGCCGAACTTAGTTAAATATAAGTCAATGTCTGATTGCGGCAATGGTGTTGGTTGATCGGACAGCAATGTTAGGTCTGGGATTTCTACCGTATCTAGCATGTTTGCTACGTCTGCTAACGTTTCGTAACGACCGCCAATTTTGTCCAGAGCTCCTGCTAGTCCAACAAGGGTACTTGCAGGTAATTCATTGATAACATCAGCAGTAAATAAATTTTTAGGATCTAGTAAATCTGCGAGCGTTTTTACGCTTGTTGGGTTAGGTAACTTAACTCCAGTGCGCTCAATAATTTCAGAGACAGCTTTGCCAGTAATTTTTGCTAATAACTCTTTAAGGTACATATCACGTACCAACGACAAGTCTGATACTTCTAACTCTAACACTAGCTGATTAAGATCGCCTAATCTACTAAGTCCGAGGGAATACATGTTCTCAATTAGCGTCTGAGCTTTGCCCATATTTGCTAAATCTGCAGGATCAAATAACGTACCAAGATTGCGCAATGCTTTACTTAACAACGCAAGTCGTCGTCCAGCTATATCATTAAGTGTTTCGCCGGGACGCAGTTGCTGTCTTATTAGTTTAATATTATCAATCTGATCGTCGTTGCCAGTTAGCAAAACACGCAAGATTCCGTTGTTAGCTAGGTCTTCGTGAGTCTTAGCATCTAACGATATGTCGTCCCACGACATATCTTTAAAGTAGTGTATACCGGCATAACTTGCTTCTGCGGTATGAACCAATGGTGCAAACTGTTGCAACATATAATTTACACGGCGACTAAAGTTAGGTATTGAAGAAGGACTAAAATTAAGCTGTGCTGAACGCACATTACCTAGCATACTAAACACCGACAAGTCACTGCTTAAACCAGTGTCGGTTCCATGTAATAGTACCGGGTGATTTTTGATTAAGTTTGTAATCGAAGCTTGGTAGTTACTTGCTATACTAGGCCACAACTGAGAAAACTTGTGTAATGCATGAAAGATGTTCGTGTCAGATGCATCAGCGACACTAGTAATGTCAGATCTATATCCAGGATTGATGTCTAATGCCTGATTGTTTAACAATCCAGATCCAGCAATTAAAACCGTAGGTGTAATACTCATACTACTATTTATTCACCTAGAATATAAAGGGTTATTAAGATCCAACAAATACTGTTGGACTACCAGATGCACTACCGGGACCGCAATGTGCCCCGCCTACTACTGGACAAAGCGAGTCCGCGCCTGCGCTATCACCTACTTCGACTACCATCTTGCCATTAATAAAAACTTGATTAGTACTAGCAACTAATGCGCCGCCACCATGGCTGTTTGGATCGCCATCAACACTTGCTAGCTGTCCGTCCACAAACACCGTCCCTTGTCCGCTTACCACTGTGGTTGCACCACAGGTACGAGAGTCGCCATGTCTGTGAACTGCTGTCATGCTTTTGCTAAAGTGATGCCAGTGGTTTGCTGAACATAGTGATCTGCAATTTCTTTACCGGTTGCAAATACCATCATAATATGGCGTGAATCTAAATTTACTTGAGCAGTTTCAGTACCAGTTAATAACAACGGTACTAAAGCCAAACCCTGTTGTGTAACCATTGCGGCATAGGGTCTGTCTACTAGGTAAGTATCACCTTCGTACGATTTAACCGTGGCAACAATTTCGTCACCATTTACAAGTTTGAAAGAGCAAATATCACCATTATTGATATTAGTTTTTGTTAATAACATGTTTGATTAGTTTCCTAGCTTTTCCATTAGGCCGTTACGACCAAGTTGAATTAATCCATGAAAGCCGCCATGCACAAATAGTGTACCATCTTTGTAAATTTGCGGCACTGTACGATGTCCTTCGGATTTAATAAAAGACATCGCCTCTGCATCCTGAGTAACGTCGATTGCGGTAAACTCAACTGCTTGCTGTTGCAAGTATGCTTTTGCTTGATCGCAGAATGAACATTGTGGTTTTGAATATATTGTTAGCATAATAATGTTTCCTTTACATGCATTACTTAGTTATAAACTAAACCCTTTAAAAGTATCTTCTTTAACATCTTGTTTGGTGCCGCCAATCACATACGAACTAATTTCAGTTTCTTGCGGGGCAACTTGTACTTCAGCGCCAGCAATCCACTTCTGTGTCCATGGCAATGGATTTGATCCGGGTTTAAGACCGCACTCAAGACCAACTGCCGTCATGCGCTTGCACAACAACCAATCGACGTACTGATTCAGTAACTGAGTATTAAGCCCAATCATTGATCCATCTTTAAACAAATACTCTGCCCATTCTTTCTCTTGGCGTGCCGCTTCGATGTAAATTGCCGTGCATTCTTCGCGTAGCTCTTCTCTAATTTTAGCGTAGTCTTTATCGTCCTGTGGCAATAACTTTAACAAAGTTTGTGTAGCACCAAGATGGATATTTTCGTCTCGGCAAATCAATTTGATAATCTTGGCGTTACCTTCCATTTTCTTAAGTTCAGCAAATGCCCAACTACATGCAAACGACACATAAAAGCGTAGACCTTCAAGAGCGTTAATACTTGTAATTGCAAGCCACAATTTCTTCTTTAACTCGTAAAGATTTACATTAACTTCCTTAACTGTTTCCTTACCGCGAACAACACTTTTAATTTGATGAGTGCCTTCACCTAGCATTTTATAATAGCCAGACTGCTCGATTAGATCATCGTAATACTTACTAATATCGGTCGAGCACGCTACGATCTCTTTACTGTCCATCATTGAGTCGAACACTTCGCTTGGGTTAGGATAGATGTTACGTATAATATGGGTATAACTACGACTGTGAATAGTTTCATTAAACGCCCACGTCTCAATGAACGTTTCTAGTTCCGGTATTGTAGCAATAGGCAATAATGCCAAGTTTGGGCTACGACCTTGCACCGAGTCTAATAGGATTTGGCGTTTTAGGTTACTTGTAAAAATATGCTTTTCGTGGTCAGTTAACTCCTTAAAGTCGCTTGAGTCACGCAAAATATCAACTTCTTCGGGTCTCCAAAAGAAGCCAAGTTGTTTATCGGTTAGCTTTTCAAATTGATGATATTTTAGGTGATCGTAACGCTGTATACCATTGCCTCCAGACTTGTCTAGGAAAGCAAGGGACTTAGTGTGATCGACTTTTTTAGTGTTAAAAACTGACATTATATTTCTCTTTGTTAAATTACGCAACTATCGCAGTCGTCTTGGCCCGGTAGCTCTTGCAGTTGTTCAGACTCTGACATGCCGGAGGCTGTCATCATAGCATTGACGTCAATTTCGCCTTGGCTATCGTATGTGTTAAAGTAGTACAACTGTTTTGTGCCATACTTAAAGCACATCAACAAATGCTGTAGCATTACACTCATTGGAATCTTTTCATCTTCGAAGTATTGCGGGTTATATGATGTATTAACACTCATGCCCTGGTCGATATACTTTTGAAGAACTGCGCATAGCTTTAGATATCCTTCTGGGCTCTTTTGATCCCATAGTAGCTCGTACTTGTTTTTTAACTTCCAGTATCCCGGCACTACTTGTCGCAAGGCACCATGCTTACTTTGTTTTACACTAACCAATGCACGTGGGGGTTCGATTCCGTTTGTAGCATTCGAAATCTGTGCCGATGTCTCTGCAGGCATAATAGCCATTAGAGTAGCGTTTCTTTGACCATGCTGTTTAATTTGCTCACGAAGTTCTGCCCATGGCATACGCTCTGTATGCGGAACTAGTTCGTCAACATCTCGCTTGTACGTGTCAATTGGCAAGCGTCCGTCAGCACTCTTTAGATCTTTCCAACGTAAGCAAGGTCCTTGCTCAACCGCAAGATCAGCACTGGCTTTTAGTAAATAGTAACTCCACGCTTCCGTAAACTCGTCTACTATTGCTAGCGATTCTGGACTCGAATATGTTAGGCCGCGGCGAGCCAAAAAGTATGCAAAGTTAATAATGCCAACGCCTAGCGGACGGAATTCCTCTGTTGCCAACTGCGCGGCGCGAATTGGGTAATTTTGGTAACTTAGTAATGCGTCAAGACCACGGACTGCTAGTGTACACATTTTTTCAAAATCCGCTGGGTCTTTAACATTACCCCAGTTAATTGCGGACAGAGTACACAATGCAATACGTCCTATTTCGTCATTGATATCATCAAGCGGAACAGTCGGTAAGTCAATCTCGCCACACAAGTTGCTCATTTTAATAGGAGCAATTTCTTCTTTAAAAGGGCTGTGTGTATTAGCGTGGTCTACGTTCTGCAAGTAGATACGCCCAGTGTTCTTACGCTCTTCCATGAATGCGCCAAAGAGATCGCTGGCACGAATAGTTTTCTTACGCAATTTTGTACTGCGTTCAGCAATTTCGTACAGCTCTTTAAAGCGGTCTTGGTTACTATAGAACGCCTCGTACATTTCTGGAACGTCATGGGGCGAAAACAGAGTAATATTGCCGCCTTGAATTAGTCTTTCGTACATTAATTTGTTGAACTGGACCCCGTAATCCATCTGGCGTACTCTGTTATCCTCAGTACCTTTGTTATTCTTTAATACTAAGAGGTCTTCAACTTCTAGGTGCCAAACTGGGTAGTACAATGTGGCTGCACCGTTGCGCACGCCGCCCTGACTACAACTGCGTGTTGCTGCCTGGAACATCTTAAAGAACGGAACTACACCAGTATGGTAAGCGTCACCATTACGAATTGGTGAGCCCAACGCACGAATGCGACCTGCGCCGATTCCGATGCCTGCTTTCTGACTAACATATTTTACAATTGAACTAGTAGTAGCATTGATACTGTCAAGGCTATCACCTGCTTCGATTAACACACATGAGCTAAACTGTTTTTGTGGTGTGCGTACTCCTGCCATAACTGGCGTCGGCAGACTAATATCGAAGTTGCTAATGCTATTATAATAATCAATAACCCACTTTAGTCGTGTTTCTTTAGGATAACTCATAAACAGGGTTGCGGCAATCAACATGTATGCAACTTGCGGAGTTTCGAAGATTTCACCAGTTACTCGGTTCTGTGCCAAGTACTTGCCGCGCCATTGTTCCATAGCAACATAGGTGAAGTCTTCATCTTTACGATGACTCAACACCGTGTTTAAGCGATCAAATTCTTCTTTAGTGTAATTGTCAAGCAAGTCTTGTGTGTAGTAACCAATTTCTACGTTACGTTTTACAATGTCGTATAACGGCCATGGTGTGAACCCGCCATAAACCTGCTTGTTAATGTGATACGACAATAGTCGTCCGGCTACCCATTGGTAGTTTGGTGTTTCATCAGTGATTAAATCGGCAGCGCTCTTAATAAGAGTTTCTTGGATTTCACTGGTGCTAATCCCATTGTAAAAGCTAATGTGACTTTTAATTTCTACTTCACTCGGGCTAACTCCGTTAATCCCCTGGGTAGCCCAAAATACTACTTTGTGTAGTTTATCGATATCTAGAGGTTCTTTCCCTCCGTCCCTCTTAGTAACTTGAATGCCACTGGTCATTGATGCTCCTTGATTGTGTCTATTTGTATTGCTGAATGCCTAATTGATCTGCATCCAGCATGAATTTTAATTTATATTTTTTTGGTATGTTTTGTCTATTTACTACTTCGCCGTCGATTATATTAAGAATATATTTCTCATTTATTTCTAAGATATATAGTTCTCCTCTAGTCTCTTGGTCAATGTAGCAACTAATTATAGGCTCAATAACATGCTCGGTTAGATACATAGTATACAACATTCCTAAGCATTTTGCAAGCTCGCAATAGTAATTTTCGGCAATTAATGTCCATGGGTCTGGCCATTCTTCTGGTTTACGGGCGTCTAAATAAAATGGTACCCAAGGGCAAGAATTCCAAAAGTCTGCGGTTTGCTCTAGTGCGTTAGTTAGTGGCAACCCACTGAGCTCTTTTCGAAATTTTTTCCACTTATCTAGTCGTTGGTCGGACTGAAGTTTCCACATTGTGGTATTTGAACCTTGTTGTTGATTACCGCGAGTTTATATAATTGCGTACTATTAGTTATGATAGCTAACGCGGTAGGTCAAAATTGTATCGTCGGCTGCATTTGTGGTATCCCATGCCAAATCGCCCGTCACTGGATCTGCAATCAACGAAACGTTTAGCACACTGGTTTCAATATAATCAGTATCCCAAAAGTATGCGCTGCCTGTGCCAACACCTTTTAATGTACCTTTGCGTTTGCTAGTACCAATGGTCATAGTGAAATCGATTTCAACATTACTAAAGTTAGTTAACGCAGATGATCCAATAGCAATAGTACCTGTAGTACCTTGCGTTAACGTTAGTGTTTTGGCACTAGCAATATTAGCACCACTATGACTATCAACGAAGTTAGTATCTATTGTAGTATCAATGATATTAGTGCTAGTGGAATTAGTGATAGTATAATCAGTAGTTGCATCACTAAGTACCTTGGTAGTATACAGATTATCAAATGCGCAGCCTTCCAACACTAGACCCGAAACTGCATTTTTTGTTTCTATTCCATACCCGTGATTAATAAATGCACAGTCTACAAACTTAATATTTTTTGCAGTGTACCCAGCTGTTAATGTATGATTTTCAACATATACTGCTGAGTGGGTTGTTCCTGGGTCTACTACACTTGCGCTTGGACCTTCAAACTTAACACGCGAGAATGTAATATTGTCGCCACCGGCAATGTTAAAGCAAGGATTAACGGTAATAGCCCCGTTATGTATACCTATATCTTCAAAGAAGTAGTCTTTGCCTTGGGTAGCAATTAGTCCAACAGCAGATCCGAAGTTACTACCTGTATTACCATTGTTATCAGCTAGTGTAAACACATAATCCAACGTGTCGCCGAAGGCTGTACCATTGGCAAAGAATAATGTGCTATTCTTACCGTCGCCTATTATCTTAATAAACGGTGGGACTGCGATGCTGTCGTTAACTACATACTTGCCGGCTGGAAAGTAAACTGTACGTCTAGTAGTTACACCGCTAATAGTGCTCGAATAAGAGTAGGTGTTATTTAATGCTCTGCGGATAGCTAAGGTATCGTCAGTTTGACCATCACCTTTTGCGCCAAAGTCCCTAACGTTAACAAAATCGTCAAGTTTCTCTTGGAGACTGCGAGTGAATACTGTATTGCTAGGACCGGTAGATGCAACACTCCCTGATGGTTCGCCTTTAAAACTAAAAATGTTAATTAGAGCTAGAATGTCGCTATGCTCAGTTAACAATTCGGTCTTTCCTACAGTAGGGGCGCCCTCGGTAGTTGTTCCGTTGCCAATGAATAATCTACGCTGGTCAATACTCCACCCAAGCTCGGCACTAGCTAGTTGCGGTAAGTTGTCATGTAAGCCACGACGAACTTGAATACGTGAAATCTGAATTACAGCCATCTCGGGTCCTCGATAAAATAGTTCTTATAAACTATTTACCTCCATTTAAATTTCGCCCAATGCTAATTTAGTGTAATATTCTTCGCACCGCTTCCACCATTGGTTTTTCCAATGCTCAAACTCAGCGCCCTCTACAATAAACTCCTGATATTGCGGAGGTTCGATCATCTCTTGTGTGCTAGTATCTGTTTTGGGTTTAACACATACTAAAATTACACCTTTATTAATATCAGTGCCGTGAATTTCGTTGTGTGCTAGTGCGTATGCCGCTAACTGCAACTTATAATCAGTAATCCATTCGTCTTTTTTAGGCTTATTTGATTGCTTAAAGTCGAGGATCGCAGGTACGCCTTTATGTACCCCAACTAGGTCGGTTGTGCCTGCATAGACTTCTGGAAAATACAACGGGACTTCAACACCCCAATACTCGTCTACGTTAACTAGTCCTTCTTTAATAACCACTTCTGCCATTGCATGACTAGCCCACGAAAATGGATTAGATCCACGCTCTTTAATTGCTCCATCAATTACATAATTTTCCAAATACGAATGCATGCGTGTTCCGCGACTGGCCGCTTCGGTTGTTATTTGCTGTGCTCTAGAATGACCTACATTCTTACGCCAATTTTCTAGTGCTGCCTTAGACTCTTCAGTTTTAGTCTTGTCGAGAATTGTAGTGACACTTGGTAACCTGCCGCTAGGAGTGGCATATAACCTGCGTCCGTTAACAGACTCGCGGCTCATTGGCTTGTACTCAAATTTGTTAGTAATCAATTACTGGCTCCTAGATTAAATGCTAAAACTGCTTCCGCAGCCGCAAGTAGATGTTGCATGTGGGTTATCAATTACGAAACTACTACCTCTAATATCTTCTTTAAAGTTAACAGTTGCGCCATTTAAGTACTGCATACTCATTACGTCAACTAGTACAGTAAAATCTTCTAGCTGGGTTTCGAAGTCGTCTTCGTTTATTTCTTCGTCAAATGTAAAGCCGTAACTAAATCCACTACATCCCCCGCCTTGTACAAATACTCTGAGTTTTAATGCTGGGTTGCCTGTTTCGGCTAGTAGGCCGTTAATGCGCTCTTTTGCGGAATCTGTAATTGTAATCATAATATGTTATACTCTAAAACTTTCCCCGCAACCACATCGATCACGTTCATTGGGATTAATAAATTCGAACCCTTCATTGAGTCCTGTGCGCTGCCAATCTAATGTTACACCGTGAAAGTACACAATGTGTTCTTTGTTAATAAACACTGGAATAGTATCGCAATCGTAATGCGTTGCTGATGCTATATCAACGTTATCAACATATTCAAGAGTGTATGCTAATCCAGAGCAGCCAGTGGTTTTAACCCCGACTCTGATGCCCACAGTCTGCGGGCGTTTGGTTATTAGCTTGTTTATTTTTTCAACGGCAGTTGGCGTTAATATTAGCATAGTTTATATAATACTACCTTATTATGAATTTGTCAAGGAAAAAGAAAGGCTGTTGCCAGCCTTTCTTTGAAATCCATCTAATCCTAAAATTAGATTATGGTGCTGGATCATCACCTTCGAAGTCGTCTTCGTCAGTTGAGGTGTTATTCATAACTGTATCGTCGCCTGCCTCTTCCATTTGTACTTTAGCGTCTACACTAGATGTGCTAAAGTTCCATGGAATTGATGCACCAGTGTCTAGTGTTACACGCTTACCTGCAATCTTAAGAACTTGACGTGCTGTGCCGCCATCATCCTTAACTGTGATTGTCATTTCGCCTGCTACTAAAGCGTTCGATGCTTTATCAACTAAGAAGCAATCTGCAACTGCTGAACCATCTGTACAACGGAACTTTTTAGAACCTAATTGCTTAACGATCCAACCGTTTTTGCTGGCTGCGCCAGTGTGGAATTGTACTTTAATTTCATTTCCGCTTGCTGTCGGTGTTCCGAAGAACTTTTTGTTTAACGGTCTTCCCATTTGTTTTCTCCTGTTAGAAGTCCAATGCCGGTTTTATCGGCTACGGGGATGGTGCCCCATAAAATCGCCTGCGGGATTGCCTGCGGTCTTATATTCTATGTATTATGCCTTAGAAGCTCGTTTCGCCATTTGACTGACTACTTTGTCTGGATTGTCTTTTTTAGTGCCATATGCAACAGCAGGCTCATCGTCAAGGTTCTCATCATTAAATGTTTTTAAGAATACATACTTAACGCCATGCTCGTCGTCCTTGATGTCTTTAATGAAGCCTTTTACTGTTTCGTTTGTTTTAAACGCTGATACTAAACTGTCTAGATTAAACGAGTCGGTTCCGGTATTCTTTACCATCCCGATTAAGCTATCAACTCTAACTTTGGGAATTAGATGTTTATCTTTACTACGGCGACGCAGAAATTCCAATACTGTAACTAGCTCAGCATCTCCGCGATCTTCTGCATCATCCTCGACAATGTCTGCATCAAACGCCTTAGTATTAAACTCGTTTAAACGCATATATTATGCTCTTTCTTCACGGCCAGCATCGTCGGTACCACCAGTGGCAGCATCTGTTGCCGCAAACTCGTCTGCATCTGCTTCTGCATCCATATCTAAATCGTCCATTGGTGCTTCTTCAGGAGCGGCTGTGTCGTCTGTTGGCATATCCATTGGTGCTGAAATCTGCTCACCTGCTAAAGTACGGGCAGCAGAGTCAATTGTCTCGCGTCCGGTGCGCAACTGCTCTTCTAGTCCGTTGAGAATTGGGTCAACTGATGCTCTAAAAGTATCTGCTTGTTCTGCACCAATTTGGTCACGCAATGCATCAAGTAGTGCTGGCATCTGCTCGTTTTGCATACGACCAATTTTTTCCATCATATCTTGAATTGTATCAACGATATCACGAGTAGCTAAAATAGCTTCGCTCTTAGCAGTTTCGCTTTCAACAATCTTTGCTTTTTTAGCAACAGACGTACCTGGTTGTGCAACACCGTGTTCGGCAAGCCATTTAACCAATCCTTCGCGGACCATTAACACTTCCATGTACTTGGCGTTTTTCTCAGCGTGATGAATAGCGTGACTCTTGCGTACACTAATGATGCCTGCATCCATTGCTTCGACTAACTTAGATGCTTTCTCTACTGTTAATCCTTTGTAGTTAAATGATCCACCAAAACGGCTTTCAACTACTTTATTAAGTTTTTTACTATTGGCTGTAAGGGCCATGTCTGAAATCTTCATACTTGTTCGTCCCAAAGTTTTATATATTTAGCAGAGAAGACAGTTTTCTCTAATTGTTCTCTAGCTTCTTTTAACCTGTACACTGAGTCGTCTAGCCTATACCAAATACTCTCTGCACGGGCATAATCCTTTTTCTTACTGGCACTTTTAATAGAATGCCTGTAGAATTCTATATCTGTAGTGTATTTAACAATTTTTCTGTCAGCGTCTCGAACTTGTTTAGCCATGGCTTTTCTACCACTATGCATCAAAATTGCATATAGCAATGCCCTAGATTTGTTATAAAAATAGCCATCATCGATATTGGAAATATTTGTAACTTGCCAATCATCGCCTGACTCAGTTACTGAGATTAAGCCCACTCGATAGCCGCGTTTAGTCTCAATTATATAAGTATTTGTAGATGCGGATTTACCTGACAGCAATCGTGTAGCTTCAGCCTGTTGCCAGCTCGCTACTTTTCTTGCAACTAAGTCAGTTAGTAACTGCCCGGCAACTTGCTTTCTTGCTCTATTATGTGCTGTGGATTTTTTTCGTGTATTGGGTTTTGCCATTGTTTTTCCGTCGTAGTAGAACGTCCTTATTAACTAATTGATTTGCAATTGTAACTTCTCGCTCAGTGAGGTCTTTTTTATACATTGCCGTTGCACTCTCGAACCGTGCTAATACATCAGCTTCTTCGTTATTTAACGTAATAGCTATGTGGTTGATTAATTCTACTATTTTCATTATTTTAGTACGAGATGTACTATTAATCCAATACATGCAGTCATTAGAACTGCGAATAAGCTGGTACCTATTTTTATAAGTCTATCACTGCTTACAAGGGCAGAAGCAGATATTGCACTTTTAATTTCGCCAATCCCGGTTTCGATTTTTTCAACTCGACGCTCCATATTGTCGAGCTTATATTCTAATGCTTCATAGCGTTCAGAGCAAATCTCAACGTGTGCTTCTAAACTTTGCTTTTCGATCGCGGTTGACATGGTTAACACATTCTCCTGTTTATAAGTGTTAGATAACAATATAGATCCACTGGTATCAAATAGTAGATCTGCTGTACTTAAGCCTTAGAATGTGCCAAATATTGCCTGGATCGATGCAATAATCAGGTTACTGCATCTAACAAGTGTATTTACCGAGTACTACACGTTATTAAAATATATGTTTTTGTTTGTGCCAGTTGTAAAGAAGCACGGAAGCATAAGGGTCACAGTTTCGTTCAGGTCGACGATTACAGGAACTTGTGTAAAGTCGGTTACTAGCAACCCTGTGTCATTGCCATCGTCTGTCAAAAATATACTGTCGTAATCAACTGAGAATGTAATAGACCAGATACGATGCTTGCCTTTGTATGCACTGCCGAACTCGTATTGGTTTACATTTTCATGTGTACTATGTTGTTTAGTTATTAACGGCTGTGTACGCAAACTTAATGTTTGTATCGTTGTTTGATAGTTGCGTTGTTGGTCTCGTAAGAAACCCTCAGCCCGATTTAGCACGTTAGTTTCTGTTATATCAATTAGTGTGTACAGCTTAAAGTCTCTTCCCATACTACTACTTATAGCCAATAAAAAACCCACATAATATAAACTATGTGGGTTAGTTCCCGTAAACGAGAGGGTCCTAAGGTAGTTAGGATAATCTAATTAAATTAGAATGTGCAAACAACCGCGGCTGTTACGCCTGCGGCACCGTAGCTAGAACCGGCTGTTACGCCTGCGCCTTGCACTGCAAAGTATACTACGCCAGCACCTGCGGCGCCAGAGACACCTACGATTACGTTGTTTTCTACTTGCACTGCTGCTGCTGCGGCATCAATCTCTGCTTGAGTGATTGTTGCTTTAGTCATTGACACGATTTGTGTTGCGGAACCAATACCGTTAACTGGTGTTACGGCGCCATTTACTCTTGTTACTTCAGCCATTTAAATTCTCCTTGAATATGCGGGCTTAATATACTGCCCTACATGTTTATTTATGATTGCGAATAAAAAACCTTGTTATTTCCCGAAGTGAGCGGCACCAAAACCGGCACGATTTACTACTTTAACTAGTCCTACACTGCTGTTAAATACAAATCCTTCACCTTCTTGCTTACCGCCTGTCCATTGCTCGAACCCTTTGACTTGCTGTTCAAGTTGCTGAGCAATGTTTTCTTTAAGTTTGTAAATGCTATTCCAGATAGCATATACTGCGTCAAGTCCGTCTTTGTTTGCAATTAAGTATCCGTTTTCTCCGGTTAGCTTCTGTAATTGTTTTCCACTGACATTAGTTTCAAGCCACTTAGCAAACGTATCACTGGTTTGCCCAGTGATTTGTTTATTCATGAACTTTTGCAATGCAGCAACTGCTACTTTATCCATGCCGCTTAGAAATTCGTCAGCACGTTTACCAAATTTTGATAAGTCTTGACTGGCCGCAGACACTAGTCGAACTGGGTTTTTTAAAGTGAAGTTAATCCCCCCAGTTGGGGTTAGTATCAATACGTTGCCGCTGTTTGCCAGGCCTGTTTTTCCGTCCCATGCTGCATTATTGAAGCTATGGACTGCAATACCTGCAACTTTACCTGCAATACGTTTTCCAAGCTCGCTACTAGCCGGGACTCGGTACTCAACTGTAGTGGGCTTAAATATGTACTGTCCTTTAACTGGCTGTAACTGGCCTACCCACATTAAGTCGCCTTTAAACAATCCCTCAGAAGAGCCCACGGCTGCTTTTAAGCCGTCCCAAATTGTTGCTATTTGATCGTATAAGTTACCTCGGTCAGCACCACGTGCTTCGTCGTATTGCTTCCATTCTGCTGGGCTAGCAGGATACACTCCTTTGTTAGGCATGTACTTGTCAGTCATAACAAACTTACCGTCTTTGTTTCCAAAGAATAGTGCGATTCCTCCATCCCATTTAATACTAACGCTACCAGGATTGTCAATTACCTCCTGTAGTGCTCGGAAATACCGTGCCGCATCCGGCGAACCTGTGAAGATTGCATCTTCGGGGTGAGGAATCCGAGGTCCTTCTTCAGTAATTAGTGTGTTAATAAATTCTAATAAGATCATATTATAAAAAATTCCTGTACCACGCGGCTGTACCAATTGGAGCATGATCACCGGCACTCTCGGGCAGTTTTAAATTGTCTCTTGCAAAACCTTCACGGGCATCAGCTACTAACTGCTGGTAATCAGCACGTCCTTTGATAGAATCAATAATGTCTTCAACGTTGTTTAACTTATTTGCTGGGATGCCTAATATTTTACTAACACCAGCTGGTGTCTTACCACCTTCTAGCGGGGTGTTATCGTCCCTATTGACTAACCCGTTTTTGTAACTCCACTTGTAGCCTAATGCTTTAGCAATACTAGCAAGTAGCAGGTGTCTATGCATACCTTTGTAGTCACTGCCTTCGTTGCCGCCTTGCATACTAAAGTGTTGCCACGATGGTTCGCCAAACATAAAATCTGTTTGTACAAATCCATTTTGCGGATTGCCTGCAATCGGAGCTTTGTAGTGTACGTTGTCGCCACTTTTGCGAATATCTGTTTTAGCAACACCCTTCTTTAATAGCACTTGGACTAAGGTGTCTTTTTCAATTTTGCTCGCATCAACTGCTAAGTCTAAGTCGCCGGATGTTTCTTTACGGCCAGTTGTTCCGAGCATATTGTCTAATAGACTTAGTCCAGTTAACTGCTCAAGCCATTTTACAGTTGGTTCAACATCAGCACGGTTGATTCTCTGCGTTAGTTCTGCACCAGTTTGGTCTTTAAATACATGCCCGCCTTCGGCGATTATCTTTTTCATGCGGCTGCCTTCTTTAGTAATTCGATTACTTGTTGTTTTTCTGCTGGGGATAATTTAGAAATAATATCTGCATACTGGTTAACTTCGTCGTTGTTAACTAGCTCAGCTGAGTCTTGTCCTGTTGGTCTATCTAACCCAGTATCTGCAAACGCTTGCTGTGCATCGGTTAACTCAATCCCAGCATCTTGGAGCATTTTAGCAATAGCTTCGCTATCTGTGGGGTTGCCAGCTTTAGTCCATGCCTTTAACAACTTGTCGGATGTTATTTTATTAGTAGCATTTGTGCCTGCTTGCTTTGCAGTATCTACTGCTTTTCCTAGCAAGTCTTTTGCACCAGATGCAATGTCTGCTAAACTTATTTCGTTTAACGTATTGTCACCTGCTTCTTCGCTTTCTGCTTCAAAGTCGTCTGCTGTTAAGTTTACAGCATACTTGATGTGTTTAGGATTGTTCTTTAACACAGTCTTTAGTTTGTCCATACCAGCATCAGTAAATGTCTGCGCAGCATGATCCCACATACCAGGAATGTCGCTTAGTTTTGCAACAACATTCTGAATAGCGCCTTTGGTCTTGCTATCAATACTAAACATTATACCAAACATGCCTTCGTTAAACCCGGTATCATCGCCCCAGGGTTCACCGTATATCTTTTCCCAGTCTTGGTTAAGTGGCAAATCATTTTCCAACCAGTACTCACCTAACTGGTCTTTCATCTGTGTGTCGCCTTGCTGATATGCCTCAAACCCCGGCTTCATTCCTTTTAAGAACCCATCACGCACTTGCTCAAAATATACCATGTCCGAAGCAAATCCTTGCTTCATGTCTGCTATTTCTTCTTTGCTAAATCCACTATCGATTCGATCTTGTAATTCTTCTTCTTTTTGCTCATTAAAATCATTGACAAAGTTTGCGGTAACAGCGTAATAGCTTGAAGCAGAATTGCCACCGGGTGCAAATTCATTTAAGGAGCCTTCCGCCGCACCTTGTTTTCTGGCTTTTCTTTCAGCGGCTCTACGAGCAGTCTCTTTTGGTGTTACTGGCGTGCCATCAGAATAAAACTTGGTATTTTTTCCGTGTTTGGCCTGGCGGATCGTCTTTTGAGACTTTGCTAACGCAATGGCATTTCTAAATTGTCGTGTATCTTCAATATCGTCTAACGAGCCTTCCGCCACACCTTCTAAATTTAATTTTTGTGCATCTTGTGGTTTTAGTGTTACTGGATATTTTTTACCGCCGAACTCAAAAGATTTTTCTCCTGCTGCCGCGGCCTGTGCATGCACCATTGCGGCTTGTTCAGCATTTTCTTTACTGCCAAACAGGTCAACAACTTTATCCCATAGTGCATCGGTTGCTCCAGCACCTGCTTTGTATCCGCCTATTGCACCTGCAATACCACCAGCGGTTGCGCCTAAGAAAGGAGCAAACATTTGTCCAATTAATGCGCCACCAATGCCTGTTAGTGCGGCAGTGGCAAGTCCACCTACTGCTCTTAGTGCGCCTGGAGCCACTTCCGCCACACCTTGTAAAGGTTCCCAAACAGATTTAGGATTGTTCATCCATCCCTCAACATCAGCAACAACTGAACCAGCCAATGAGCCACCGCTTGGTCGTTTTAGTATAACACCGGGCCACATTTTCTTGAACTCACCAAACGTCATTTTTGCACCACCTGGCAACTGTCCTGGTGTAGAATCTGGAATGCCGTATTCTGTTGCTTCCGCTACCCCACGAGCTTTTTCTTCCGATAAAGCATTGCGTAAGCGCACTTCCAGGCTTTCAGCAGGTGCTTTCTTGCCACTGTCCGCAGTACTAGCGGCAGCAATAGCACCTTGACTTACTGATTGCATAACTTCGCGACCGTTGACAATCCAATTAAATAGGCTGTCGTTTTCTCTTGCCATTTCGCCAATATCTTTCAGCATGCCTTTGTAGTCTTCACTTGTAAATTCTTTAGCAAGTCTCGAAAGTTTGTTAAATGCTTCACTTGCCCCAGGACCGTTCTCACCAATTTTGTCAACTAGGAATTTAACAGTCTCTGCATCATCTGGCAACAGTTTTAAATTTACATCTTTAAGTTGATCGGTCCAGCGTATATAGTTGTTGCCACCACCGATTTGACTAGTCTTACTAACATCAAATGTTACTCTGCTGAAGTTGTTTTGATCAACAATGTTGGCACGAACATCAGCAAAATAATCGCCAAGCAGTTCAAATGCTTTACCTGTAATGAAACCAAATGCCGCAGTCTTGATACCTTTGCCAATGGCAGTAGAAAGTTTTTCGCCTTTCATTAAGCCAACTGTACCACGTAGTACCTGACCAGCAACAGCACCACCCACTGGTCCTGCAGCCATCGATGCGATAGCAGTCAACACACCAACGATCGCGGCTGTCTTACCAGGATTCTTTTCAGCCCAGGCTCCCATGTTACTGATAGCATCTAGTATTTTGCTGTCAGGGAATTTCTTATTAATAGAGTCTTTTAAGTTTTCAAACTTTTGATCAAAGTCTTTAACTGGTGTATCAGTTTGCAACCATCCACCAAACTGATCAATTAGTTTGTTCACTGACTGTACTGCTTGTACAGGGAGTTTGGCAACGTCAACTGACTTGCCTAATGCTGTTCTGTTGTTACCACTGGCAACTGCGTTCTTTTCAACCGTACCAAAAATTTGTTGAATTTGGTCCGGGGTAAGTGTGTATTCGATTAGCGGCTTAAACTCGTTTACAATAGATTCAACAATGTGTTTTTGTTCTGCTGTATAACCATATGTTACGCTCTCAACTAGTGCATTAGTCTTGCGTAGATGCGATTCTACTAACTTAGCGTTTTCGATTACAGTAAATTGTGTAACTTTCATGATTATACCTTCAATAGTGCTAGCACTGCCTTAGCAGTAGTTTTATCTTGTTTACTAATCCAACTGCTCACTTGTGTAAATTCTTGTGACGGAGTAGTATTAGCTGGCTCTGCGCCTGGGTTTGCAGGTTGTGCTAACTTTGGATCTGGTTGAGCACTAACTGGTGCTAATGCTGTTCCTGCTTTTATTGCAGCCAAGTACAGTGTCCATGCGTTAGCATTTTTAATTTGGCCACCTTGCCATTTTCCGTCTTGGGCTAATTTAAGCCACTGTTGTCCTGCCCACTTGTAAGTTTCGTCGCCGCCACCGCTAACTCCAATTGTAAACTGTGTTCCAACTGGTAGTTGCGTTGGGTCTTGTGTGGTTACTTGTTTAGTACCTTGTTCGCCGGGTGTTAGTTTTTCTTTTTCTACTGCCGCGGTGTTGTCTTGTGCTGGCTTGGCTGGTACTTGATCGCTTTTAGCACCAAACTCGTTCGCTGACAGTTCGGCAGCAACTAAATCTCTTATGTACTGCTTAGTTTTACCTGTGTTTTGCGATGTTCCGGGTGTAGGGGCAGGGAAATCAGTCTCGGGCGCATGCTTTCTATACTGCAATATAAACTGATGCAGAGTTTTATCATTATTATTATTTGGATTGGCAGCGGCTTTTTTGTTCCAACGTGTATACACATCGTTTGTTAAGTCGTTAATTTGATCGTTAGCTTCGCCGCTTGCACGACCTTGCTCTGCGCCAGCTTTCATGTTCTGACCTTTTAGCCCAGCTTTTACTGCTCCAGCGGCGCCACGTGCAAAGTCCTTAATCGGACCTTCGTTAATGATAATTTCAGTTGTTTTCATTTCCTGCTCTCCTAATGCCCCGAGAAAACTTCGACATGTCTTGAGCTTTAATACTGTTTAATAGTCGACGCTCTAAGTCTAACGCGGTGTTTTCATCGTAACATTCTCTAATGTGATTAATTAAGTTAATAGCGCCTTGGATAACATGCACTGCGCGGCTCTCGACTACATAGCCGTGGTCGCGAGTTTTGCTGGAGATAGTAATATCCGACAGTTCGTCTAAAATGCTACGTGTCTTTTTTTGCAAGGTAAGCCTCTTTAAGTGTTACAATGTGTATTTATTATCTTTAGTTCGATTTACATTTTCCGCAAATCTCGTCGCATACTAACAGTCGTCCTTCTTTATAGGTTGACTGCTTCCAGCTGTCTTCTACCGCTTTAAACCAGTTAATGCAAGTTTCGATCTCGTTTTCTAATGCATTGTTGCTGTTAATCAACGGTGTAAGTTGCGAGTTTAGAGCCTGCATGTAACTACCTTTGCCAAATGTAGCAGGGTAGAATCCAGTATAACAGCACGGACTAACATCGCCGGTTGCTGAAATATAGATTCGTTGATTTTCTAATGTGTCGCAGGTCAGCTCAATATCTTGTGTGACTGGGTCCAACCGCGATACTGTGTTCTCAACAGTGCGGTTTTCACTACGTTGGTCAATAAACAGTGT